CGCCTCTTTTCTTTTTTGAAAAAACTTGAAAATTTTCCCATTTTTTCAATCCGCCTTTCTAGAATTGTGGTAGAATAACGTCAGACCCCTCCAAAGCCCTTGATACCAGCGTATTTCTGGGGTCTATCCGACGAGTGAATACGATATCGAATACGAGGCTATACGATCATGTATTCAATAAGTTTATCGATCGCGTCCGTTCGTTGTTCGTCTGCTATATGTGTATAGAGATCAAGCGTGATCTTTACTGAGCTATGGCCCAAGCGATCAGAAATACTTTTCGGGTCAACTTTTGCTGCAAACAAAAGGCTTGCGTGAGTATGTCGGAGCCCGTGAGGCGTGATTGCCTTCAGACCGTGATCTTGTATGAACCTTTTAAAATAACGGGTGAAGTTTTGAGTTTGCACCCAATCAGCTGATTCGTTTGTAAAAACGAAATTATCGTCGCCTTCAAAATGTTTCCCGTTTTTAAAGTAAATCTTAATTTGATCTTTTTTCCACTTCTTCAAAATGGACAGAGTCATGTTATCGATTAAGACTGTCCGAATACTCGTTTTAGTTTTGGGCGATTGTATAATCTGTTTCCCGTGAATTCGCGCAACGGTTTTCGCGATTGAGATTCGTTTATTTTCAAGATCAATATCCGACCACTTGAGCGCGAGCGCTTCGCCTTCCCTTAGTCCAGTGTAACTCAATAGATGGACCAACGGCCAAAAGTAAGTCAAAGACGCGTTTTTAGCGAGTTCAAGAAAATCATTCAATTCTTCCTTGGACAGATAATTGTCACGTTTTGAAACAGGTTTGCTTTTAGGTCTGATAACCTTATCAAAAGGATTTGCCGGGACAATATCGATCAAGACAGCGTACTTAAAAATACGCTCAATAACTGACAAATAGTGAGTGTATAGGATATATTTTTCGCTCAATGCTATAACAACTTTTTGACAATATGGGACAGAGATCTTTTTGATCTTCATTCCTTCGAAATGGTCCTTGATTAGTTGTTTTAATTTGTTTTCAGTCAGACCAAAAGTGCTTGCTTTGACCGTCGTTTTATAACTTTCTAACCATAGATAAGCTATTTCTTCAAACGTTGGATTTTGGAATCCGTCCGATTGATTCGATGGAAGCCCGTTCTCTTCCACGTCAAGAAGCAAATTTCTTTCGGCTTGTTTAGCTTCTTTCATGGTCTTAAAGCCCCGGCGCGTGGTTCGCCGTTCTTTTCCAGTTGTGGGATCAATTCCCAGATAGGTCTGAAATAAGTAACGAGTCTCCCCGTTTTTTGTTGTATATTTTTTTATCATGTCTTCCTCCGTTTGGCTTGCCCGCACAATTGAAAGAACGAAATGATTTTGCTATACTTAACTTATATCATGTTTTCCCCGTGGCTTGTCCTCGGGGCTTTTTTTGTTTATCCGAAAAACAGTTTAATATTATCTGCTTGCGCGTTGGTGATTTTGGCTTTAATTGTCTTGACTTCGTTTGTCTCGATATTTCGTAAGGACAACTTGGCAAGTCCGGGCTTTTCTTCATGAGCGGTGATGGTGTCTGTATTTACTTTGCCTTTTCGTTTCCCAGAAGCACCGATCACACCACCTACAATTGTACCGACTGGGCCAAACGCTGAACCGATTCCAGCTCCTAAAAGGGCACTCCCTTTTTTACCTTTTTGCTTGGTCGTCCCGATCGTTTTCGTGTGTTCTACGATAGTAGAGCCCTCAAATTGAAAATTTTCAAATTCGAACAGCTCGGGAGTGTCTGAATAAAAGCCGATATAGTATTGCCCGTCGATTGTTTTTCGAATTGTTGTCGTTCCGATTGAAATTTTTGTTTCTTGAGCAGCATTTTTCCTCATTTCGTTTATCGAAGAAATTCCGTCTACTGTTTTTTCAGTCGCTTTTTTTGCGAAATTCTTAAATTTGTCAAAGTCCATAACGTTTCTCCTTTTACTATCCCACTAATCGATAGTATTCATCTATTACCATTAATTCATCGGCCGTCGTTTTGAGCTTGTGGCGCTCCATGAAATGTACATAATTAAACTCGCTCGCGTCCCCGGCTTCTAGCTCTTCCTTTAATAAGGCGTGTATCATGGCCCTATTGGCCTCATTCTCGCACTTGATCGGGTTTATGGTATATTCGGCCGTCGTGTGCTCTAAATGGCCCAGCTCGTGCAATATGACCCGTTTCTGGGCCTCAATAGTTAGTGATTTATTAACGAAAATGATCTTCATATCAGATAAGATCATTCCGGGCCGTGGCCACAGTTCATTGTCAAAGTAAGCGAGCGTGACGCCCGCTTCGTGACAAATATCTTCTAGTCTCATAGTCTTCCTTTTAGATATCCTTCAATAATATTTTGTATAGCGACGATATCTTCTTCATTGAGTGGCTTTCCGTCGAAAGTCTTCGCATTTTCGGCCATTTTCCGGAGATCCAAGTCCGAAAAATCCGGCTCTTTCTTTACGGGTTTAACTCCGAGCAAAAATTCCGGAGTTACTCCGAGAGCCGTCGCGAAAGCGTCCGCCCGATTCAATGGAAAAGTACGCGTCTTATTAAAATAGCGAGAGATCCCCGATTTTGCCATATTCGTTTTTCTTGCAAGCTCACTCAAAGAAATATTCTTTTCAGCACTCAATTCTTTTATTAGTTCTATTATTTCGTCGTTTGTCCGCATGGTTTTTCCACTCCTTTTTTTTCACGTTTCTATTATATCACCGTTCCCGAAAAAGTACAAATAATACTAAAAAAATAAAAAATGTATTTTTTTTTGAAAAAAGTGTTGACAAAAGAGAACGGGTAGTTTATACTAAGATTGTTCCCGAAAGAGAACGAGTAAAAATGAACGGAAGGAGGTCCATTATATGACCGTAAATCATTTACGAATTAAAGCGGAACGAGTCGCGAAAGGACTCACGCAAGACGATATGGCCAAGGCCCTTGGTTGGTCTGATCGCGCTCGATACGCTAAACGTGAAAACGGACTAGTATCATTCGACGCTGACGAATTGATAAAAGTCGCGACAATCCTCGGATTCTCAAAAGACGAGATCGGTATTTTTTTTACCGAGAGCGTTCACTAAAGAGAACAAGAGGACACGAAAAAGCACCCGAGCGAGAACGTTCGAGCGCTTGAAAAAAATATCTACCTTAATTATATCAGAAAGTGCTTGCCCGCACAATTGGAGGAACGAAAGAAATGGAGGAGCTAAACTTGCCACCCTTGATCTCAGACGAGATCGCGAAAGTCTATCTCAGATCGATCGTGGATATCGTGAGAGACGAGTTGAAAAAAGAAATAGAAGAAAAACAAATGCCACTCGATCAAAAGGCCTTAATGAAAAAATTCGGCTTCGATCATGGCTATATAAAGAAGCTAGAGCGTCGAGGACTTGCATTTCGGAAGCAAGGAAAAAAGAAAATGTACGACGTCCGGGACGTTTACGAAGTTTTAGAAAAAGAAAAGGAGTATTTGAAATGAATGAAATTATTATTTCTGGGCAAGTTGCCGGAACAGTCGCAATCGGGGGTGTATGCTTCTTAGCTGGTTTCATTGTCTCATGGTTCGATCATAAGAAACAAATGAGATTCGCAAAGAGCGAAACACTCAAAGCTATCGAAGAGGGGCTCCCGGAGCACAACGCGCAAGTCATCGAACAATACGAAGACGAGCTCGCAAGCCGTCGGAAAAACATGAAGCTATACACCGAATCGCCGGAGGTACCGTTCCATGTTTGGTAAAAAGGCCCGAAAAATTGAGCAACAATCAAAAGCGCTCAATCGCTTGTGGTTTATCAATTTACAACAAACCGAAATTTTAAAAGCCACACTTGAGCGGGAAGAACGACTGCTGGACGAGCTCGCTCGTCTGAAAGGAGAGTTAAGAAATGGTAACAATTAACAAGCTCGAGATCGAAAACGTGAAACGCGTTAAAGCGGTCAAGATCGAGCCGTCAGCGAAAGGGTTGACAATCGTCGGTGGAAACAATAACCAAGGCAAAACAAGCGTATTGGACGCGATAGCGTGGGCCTTGGGTGGCAATAAATACAAACCCTCACAAGCACAGCGCGAGGGGTCAACAATTCCCCCAAGCCTTAAAATCACGCTATCAAATGGCCTTGTCGTTGAGCGTAAAGGAAAGAATAGCGATCTAAAAGTTATTGACCCAAGCGGAAACAAAGCGGGCCAGAAATTGCTTGATAGTTTCGTCGAAGAGCTCGCTCTTGATCTTCCAAAGTTTATGGAAATGAACGACAAAGAGAAAGCGACAACGCTCCTACAAATTATCGGGGTAGGCGATCAGCTTGCCCAGCTTGAAATGGAAGAAAAAACCAAGTACCAAGAGCGCCACGCAATCGGAGTCATTGCGGATCAAAAAGAAAAGTTTGCTAAAGAGCAGCCGTATTATCCAGACGCACCAAAAGAACTCGTTTCAATTGCGGACTTGATCCAACAACAACAAGAGATCCTCGGACGAAATGGCGAAAACGCTCGCAAGCGTCAGAATCTCGCGAGAATCGAAAACGACTATCAAGGGGCACTCGCAAACGTTGAGCGTCTGGAAGATATGCTCAAGGAAGCCCGGGAAAAAGAACAGGGACTCGCGCAAGACTTGGATATTGCTCGCAAAGACGCACAAGATCTGATCGATGAATCGACACAAGAAATCGAAGCAAGTATCGCGAATATTGAACAAATTAACTTGAAAGTCCGGGCGAATCTTGACAAAGACAAGGCCGAAGAGGACGCAAAAGTATATCGTGAACAATATCGCGAGTTAGATCTTGTGATCGAAGGTATTCGCAAGCAAAAAACGGACTTGCTGACAAACGCAGATTTACCACTCCCGGGCTTATCCGTGGACGATGGAGAGCTCTTATACTTAGGTCAACGCTGGGATAATATGTCCGGATCGCAACAATTGCAAGTGGCGACGGCTATCGTTCGCAAGCTCAAGCCAGAGTGTGGCTTCGTGCTTATCGACAAGTTAGAACAAATGGACCAAGTGACCCTAATGGAGTTTGGAGCTTGGCTAGAACAAGAGGGCTTGCAAGCTATCGCGACACGCGTTTCAACTGGTGATGAGTGTTCCGTTATTATCCAAGACGGATACAGTGTTAAACCCGATAGCTTTGAGAATGGGCTCACGAACGGGGCAATGAATGGCGCACTAAACACAATCGCGCCAAATTGGCAAAATGGCTTTTAAAAACAGAAAGAAGGAAAAATCATGAAAAAAACAGAAAAATTTATCGTATTGCGTGACAAAAACACAGGCACCTATCTCCAAAAATACAAAAACAACGACGATTCAATCGCTTGTACATCAAATTGGACAGAAGAAATTAAAGAAGCAGCATATATGCCAGTAGATTTCTTCTATCGCGATGAAGAACGAAACAATAAACTAGCTGATTTCTTTAATGCAGAACCGATTCTTGTGGAAGCTGAATATTCATTCAAAACCCTCGACGGCAACGAACCGGAAGACCTGACAAAATCGATTGAAGAAGCTAAAAAAGAAACCTTTAAGAATCTTCTTGAAATGTTTGTAAAAAATAGCGAGGAGGACTAGAAAATGCAAATTACAAGAGGAAGGAAGGCACGGGCCCAGAAAGTCGTGATTTATGGTCCAGAAGGGATCGGAAAGTCTAGCTTTGCGAGTCAATTCCCGGATCCAGTATTCATCGATACCGAAGGATCAACGGATAATATGGACGTGGCCCGTATGGACAAGCCCACAAGCTGGGCAATGCTCAAGAACGAGATCGCGTTTATCAAGGCGAATCCAGACGCTTGCAAAACGCTAGTCATTGATACGATCGACTGGGCCGAACAACTCGCGATCGATTATGTTTGCGCACAGCACCAGAAAAACGGGATCGAAGATTTCGGCTGGGGCAAGGGCTATACATATGTGCAAGAAGAGATCGGGCGTCTATTAAATAGTTTGTCAGAGCTTGTGGACAACGGGATCAATGTCATTCTGACAGCCCACGCACAAATCAAGAAATTTGAACAGCCGGACGAGATGGGATCTTATGACCGATACGAATTGAAGCTCGGACAAAAGACCAGCTCAAAGACGGCCCCACTAGTCAAGGAATGGGCTGATATGGTGCTCTTTGCGAATTATAAGACAATCGTCATGACCACGGACACCGGAAAAAAAAAAGCCCAAGGGGGCGAGCGTGTCATGTACACGAACCACCGGCCGGCGTGGGACGCGAAAAACCGTCACGGCTTACCAGATCAACTCCCGTTCACATTTGAGAGTGTGGCCCATATCTTCAACGCACCAGCTCCCGTACCAACCGAACAACCGGCACCAGAGCCACAACCAGAGCCACAGCCACAACCGACACTAGAGCCACAAAAGCAAAACATTAACGAGCAATTGCAAGAGGTCGCTCAAGAGGTGGCCCAAGAAATGGGACGGGCTCCACAAGCGGGACTTTTACCACAAGCGTTGATCGACTTAATGGCACCGAACAACGTCACAGAAAACGAATTGCAAGAGGTCGCTTATATTCGCGGACACTTCCCGATGGGAACGCCGATCGAAAACTTCCCGAGCAATTACTGGGACATGATCGTCGCGAATTGGGACGCTACACTCGACGTCATTAAAAACCAAGTCCGGAAAGACCCTGAATTACCATTTAACACTAATAATTTATAAACCTAAAGGAGAAATTTCATCATGACACAACAACAATTTAACAACAACTTTGATCGCGAATTTGGCTGGGACGACACAATTCAAAAGGATTCCGAATTCGTTTTTTTACCAGATGGTCTATACTGGTTCACGGTTAAGAGTTACGATCGCGGACGTCACACGCCAAACCCTCAAAATCCCGGTAAGCTCCCAGCTTGTCCGAAAGCGACAGTACACCTTACTATCGTAGCGAATGAAGGCGAAACAGAATTGCGCCACAACTTATTCTTACACAGTTCAACCGAGGGAATGTTATCAGCGTTCTTTGGAGCTATTGGGCAAAAACGCAAAGGTGAGCCCCTTCGTATGGACTGGAACGCGATTATCGGAAAAGTCGGAGTTTGTAAGGTTGGTTCCCGCGAGTACAACGGAAACAAGTACAACGAAGTGAAAGGCATGATTTACGCCGAAGACGTGGACTATACAAAAGTATTGAACGCACAACCGGGACAACAAGCCCCAGCGTACCAACAATCAGCGCCACAGTATCAACCGCAACAACCACAACAACCAGCACAGGGAGGCTTCACAGGAGGGCCGTTCTAATATAGGAGGTTCTAAAGTATGGAGTTAAGACCCTATCAGCAAGAGGCACGGGAAGCCGTTCAGCGTGAGTGGCTAGAAGGTCGGAAACGTACCCTTCTAGTCCTCCCGACTGGGACGGGAAAGACGGTCGTCTTTTCTAAAATCATTGAAGATCAAGTCAGAGAAGGGAAGCGCGTCTTAGTGCTTGCTCACAGATCCGAATTGCTGGATCAAGCAAGCGACAAGCTCAAGACCGCGACAGGCCTCGGTACAGCGTTAGAAAAAGCTGAAAGCACGTCCATAGGTTCATGGTATCGCGTTGTCGTGGGATCCGTTCAAACCATGCAACGGGAGAAACGTTTAAGTCAATTCCCGCCCGATTGGTTCGACGTGATCGTAGTCGATGAAGCACACCACGCTATATCAGACGGATATCAAAAAGTGCTGGGCTATTTTAAAGACTCGGAGGTTTTGGGAGTCACGGCCACGCCAGACCGTGGTGATATGAAAAACCTCGGCTCTTACTTTGACAGTCTAGCTTATGAGTATTCGCTTGTACAAGCAATCAAAGAAGGCTATCTATCCAAGATTAAGGCTTTGACGATTCCGCTCGATCTCGATCTGTCAAGCGTGGCAATGTCCGCGGGAGACTTTAAAGCGAGCGACGTCGGAACGGCACTCGATCCGTATCTCGTACAGATCGCGGACGAAATGGCCAAGTATTGCAAGGATCGGAAAACAGTCGTCTTTCTTCCGCTAGTTAAGACAAGCCAAAAATTCCGCGATATCTTAAACGAGCGAGGCTTTAAAGCAGCCGAAGTGAACGGCGAATCGAAAGATCGGGCCGAAGTGCTCGAGGATTTTGAAAAGGGACAATATAACGTTCTATGTAACTCTATGCTATTAACGGAGGGCTGGGATTGCCCTTCAGTCGATTGCGTGGTGGTATTAAGACCGACAAAAGTCCGCGCGCTCTATTCTCAAATGGTGGGCCGTGGGACGCGTCTTTTCCCCGGAAAAGAAGAGTTGCTTTTGCTCGATTTCTTATGGCACACCGAACGCCACGAACTTTGTCGCCCGGCTCACTTGATAAGCGAGAGCCCGGAAGTCACAAAGAAGATGGTCGAGAACATGGAAGAAGAAACGGGCATCGTGATTGATCTTGAGCAGATGGAAGTTAAGAGCGCGGAAGACGTTGTCGTAGAACGTGAAGAAGCCCTTGCAAAACAACTCGCAGAAATGCGGAAGCGCAAGAGAAAACTCGTCGATCCGCTTCAATTTGAAATGTCAATCCATGCGGAAGATCTTTCGAGCTATGTCCCTAACTTTGGCTGGGAAATGGCCCCACCATCTGAAAAACAACTCAAGGCCCTCGAGAAGTACGGTATCTTTACCGATGAAGTGGGCAACGCCGGAAAGGCAAATCTATTGCTTGATCGCTTGAATAAGCGCAGAAACGAAGGACTTTCGACGCCGAAGCAAATCCGCTTCCTCGAAAGTCGAGGCTTCCAAAATGTCGGAATGTGGAACTTCGAAAGCGCGAGAAATATGATCGATCGTATCGCCGCGAACGGGTGGAGAATACCGCACGGGATCAGAGCGAGCGAATACTTGCCGAACTAAAATAAGGAGAAAAACAATGAAAACTAACAAATTAACACTTTTAACAGTCGCTACTATTGCAACAGCTACACTTGGAATTAAGGGAGTAAATGCCGATGAGTCTGATCGAGGAATCACGCCAGAGACTGCAACAATTGCAACAAACCAAAGCGGAGAAGCAAACGGAACTGAATCAGCTATTCCAGCAGCGGAAGCAGATCAACCAGCAAATACTAACAATGCAACGGGAACAGGAAGCGTTGAAGCTGAGAATAACGAACGAGAAGGACTTCCAACAAGTTTTGAAAAGAGCGGGAATGTGATCGAAGTCAAGAACCCGGAAGTCGTTGTCGATCAGTCAAACGGTACAGGAAAGTATCAACCTTTTAGCGTGGAATATAAGAACGTACACTTCCCAGACAATCTCACAATCAACGAAGGGGACAAAGTAACGTTCACGCTTCCGGAAGAAATAGCTTTTCAAACGAGCTTTACTTTCGATGTACACAATCCAGAAAATGCCGTAGTTGGTCAAGCTACCGCGGACAGCACAGCCGGGACAGTGACAACTGTATTTAACGACTATTTCAAAAACCACCCGTTAAACAAACAAATGAGCCTTAAAATGGACGCAAAATGGACTGATAAAGTCCAAAGTGGAAAACCAGTAACCGCGAATTTTAACGGCACAGTCGTAACGGCTCAAATCGGCAAAGAACAAGTGATCGGAAAAGATGAGCTCCTTTCCAAGTGGGGTTCACAAGATGAAAATGACCCAATGGTTATTAACTGGACTGTACGCGTGAATTATGCGCGAAAAGTCCTAAACTATGTGAAAATCATTGACGAAATGAGCGAAAACCAAAAGCTAATTGATAACTATTTTGAAATCAAGAATATTGAAAGCCTAGATCCTTGGATCGATAAAGGATCTGCTATGGATCTCGTGAAATCTATCAGTAAATCAGATCATGGCTTCACAATCACAATGGATCGTCTCGATCATATGATCTATCTAAATTACAAGACTAAATTGACCAATGCTCTTAAAGATTCAACAAACCCGACGAATAAAGTCGAGCTCAAAGCCGAAACAGATGGAACTACTTCATATAGCTACGTTCAGCTTGTCGGAGGCAAGGGCGACGCGTCTGGAGAAAACAAGCCAGAGCCAACGTTTGAAATTCCAAAAGAATCTCCAAAAGTTGATGTCCCAGAGTTCCAAGGTGGGATCCCGGGAATTCCAGAAGTGCGAGAAAAGCCGGAATACACAGAGCCGATCGGCACAGTACCCGGAGACGCGCCGGTTTTAGATAAGCCAGAAATCAATATTGAGGATATTCCGCTACTTCCACCAGCTCCCGTCTTGGATAAGCCGGAACTAGTGATCGATATTCCAGAGCCAAAACAAGACAAGCCAAACACACCAAGCGAAAAAACTGACAAGCCAAAAACTCCAGCACCTAAAGAAACACCAAAAGTCGAAGAAGTAAAAATCACTAATCGCGTGGAAAATCACGCGCAAAGCACGCGAAACGAATCTGAAGAAGTCAAAGCGTACAGCGCGCCAGCAAAACTCCCTAATACGGGATCAGATTTCGGAATCGCGATCAGTCTTATCGGACTTTTGGGATTGAGTCTTGGAGTCGTTGGAATGGCCAAGAAGGAGAACTAATTGAAAAAAATGATCGTATGGGCCCTTTTTGATAGTGGAAATTGGAGTTATACAAAAGGCGTCAAGGATCTAGACGATAAGGGCTTGTGTGATATTGAAATACACCCGATAGGGATTGATATTGAGCGCAAGAATAATCATTTCATAAATTTAAATCTTGCCGATTATAGTCGATTGTTTGGAAATAATACCTTATTCGATACGCTTGATAAGCTACCAAAACCCGACTTAATAATTGCGAGCCCTCCTTGCGAGAGCTGGAGCAATGCGAGCGCAATTCCTAACGGTAACGCTTGCTGGAAAAAAGAGGATCTATCAGACAGCCTTTTCGAACCGCAAAGGGAGCCGAGCCCGTTCACGATCCGAAGCAATAGCGATTATGAGCAAGCGTACAACAATTACAAGTATGATCGACAATTTATGAAGCGCGTCAATGGGGAGTTATGCGTATTTAATACGATCGAGATTATCAAACGATACGAGCCAGAGTTTTTCATTATTGAAAACCCGGCTAGTGGGAGAATATGGCGATATATCGAAGAAGTTATAGGCTTTGAATTACCGTTTAAAAATCCGACTCGTTATAACAATTACGGCTACCCGATTCAAAAACCGACGAAATTTGCCAGTAACCTAGATTTACAACTTAACAACGAAGTAAATAAACCAGAGGTTACTTGGCAAGATTTCTCGACGTCATATAACGAACGCTCAAACATACCACAAGAGCTCGTAAAAGAAATTTTTACAAAAGTGTACAAGAAATGGAAAGGAGGGGGCTAGTGGAACGAGAATTTGACTTATTACCATTGTTAGACCATATAGACCCCTCGATTCTGTCTTATCAAGAATGGATCAACGTCGGAATGGCCTTAAAACATGAAGGGTACACAGCCTCCGACTGGGATAACTGGTCGCAGAATGACACGCGTTATCGTAAATTTGAGTGTTTCAAAAAGTGGGACACTTTCAACGAAGAAGCCGGCTCGATTGTGACAGGCGGGACAATTGTCCAACTCGCGAAAGATCACGGCTGGGTGAACCCGTACTCAAGCGATAGCGAGGGCGCTCACGAACTCGACTGGAACGATACCATTGATCGGGACTATCGCGTCATTGATAAGAACTGGATCGAGGGGAAAGAGATTCATGAGCCTACAAACTGGAATCCGGTACAAGAGATTATCAAGTACCTCGAGGCCTTGTTTGAATCGTCCGAAAATGTCGGTTATGTCACGGAAAGCTATCCAAAAGTAAACGACGAGACGGGCGAGATCGAGAAATGGCTTCCGACTAAGGGAGCGTATGACCGGACAGCCGGTCAACTGATCGAGCAATTATCCAAGTGTAACGGCGATATTGGGGCCGTCCTTGGGGACTATCACAAAGAAGCGGGCGCGTGGATTCGCTTCAACCCGTTAGACGGTAAGGGCGCTAAAAACGAGAACGTGACTGATTATCGTTATGCGCTCGTTGAGTCTGACAGTATGAGCGTTGAGAAACAAAACGCGATCTATAAAGAGCTTGAATTGCCTATCGTGGCCCTTGTCTATAGTGGAAACAAGTCCTTACACGCGATTGTGAAAGTGGACGCTGGCAATTATGACGAGTACAGAAAGCGCGTTGACTATTTATATAAGATATGCCAGAAAAACGGGATCTCGGTCGATACACAAAATCGCAACCCATCGCGCTTGTCCCGTATGCCGGGGTTCGAGCGTAACGGCCAGAAACAATTCCTTGTCGATACGAATATCGGTAAGCGCAACTGGGAAGAGTGGTACCAGTATATTGAAGATCTTAACGACGATCTTCCAGATCCGGAAGGTCTTGGCGATAGCTGGGACAATCTTCCAGAGCTTGCGCCCGAGCTGATCGAAGGCGTCCTTCGCCAAGGGCACAAAATGCTGATCGCTGGGCCGTCAAAAGCTGGTAAGTCCTTCAGCTTAATTGAAATGTCAATCGCAATCGCTGAGGGTAAGAAATGGATTGAGTGGAATTGTACGCAAGGCAAGGTCCTATATGTCAACCTTGAGCTGGATCGTGCGTCATGTCTTCATAGATTCCGCGATGTTTACGAGGCGATGGGGTTACAGCCCAACAACCTCCAAAATATTGATATTTGGAACTTGCGCGGGAATACTGTACCGATGGATAAGCTCGCTCCGAAATTGATCCGGAGGTCGCTCAAAAAGAATTATATCGCGGTTATCATTGACCCGATCTATAAAGTCTTAACGGGTGACGAAAACAGCGCGGACCAGATGGCACACTTTACGAATCAGTTTGACAAGGTCGCTACAGAGCTCGGCTGCTCGGTGATCTATTGCCACCACCACTCAAAAGGTGCTCAAGGGGGCAAGAAATCAATGGACCGGGCCAGCGGTTCGGGCGTATTCGCTCGAGATCCGGACGCGCTGATTGACTTGGTAGAGTTGGACGTCACAGAGGAGCTATTTACTCAACGAATCAACCACACAGCCGCTAGGATATACAAAGAGGCCTTGCAAACGTGTAACCTTGGATATTACCAAGAGGAAGTGAGCCTTGACGATCTCCAAAGCGCGAGCGTCATGAGAACGCACTTCGAACACGCAATTCCAAACGTGCTCGATCGTAAGCCGTGGACTGAGAAGATCGAACAAGCCCGTCGAGCGATTGAAATATCGACAGCGTGGCGCGTGGAAGGCACTCTTCGGGAGTTTGCCAAGTTCAAGCCTGTCAATATGTGGTTTAGCTATCCAGTACATTTTTTGGACGATTCGGGAGTTCTCGCAGATATCCAATTAGACGAAACAACTCCTAATTGGAAAAAGAACTTAGATAGCAAAAAAGCGAATGAGAAGAAAAAGAAATCTGCTGATGAAAAATTCGCAACCGCTATGGACGTATTATTTGACGGAATCAATCCCGTCGAATTGAGCGAAATAGTGGAATATTTTTCAACGGAAGATAGACCAGTTAGTGAAAAAACAGTCCGAAGATGGGTAAAAAATAATGGTGATTTTGAGGTTAAAAATAATCAAATTTTACCTAAAAATGAGTCAGGGACAAATTAGGGACAAGGACAAACCCGAGGGACAAACCCGAGAATGTCCTTCGGGAATGTCCCTACGTCTCAGGGACAAACCCGAGAATGTCCCTATGTCCCTGAAGTATCTCTAGGGACAAGGACAAACCCGAGAATGTCCCTGAGAAATCGCTCAACCATGCGTGTTTGAGGCTATAGGGACAAACCCGAGGAAGTCAGGGACAAAACGAGGGACAGAATCTCTCCTCTACCAGAGGGAGAGATTTAGGAAAATGTCCCTGATGGTCCATGGGAACAGGAACAGGAACAGGGGGGCTTTGCTCCCGCCCCCTGTAACCCTGTAACCCTGTCCCCTAACATGGACGAAGCGCGAGAGCGTGAAGCTAAAAATAAAAAGTAAGAAAAAGAAGGTATAAAAAAATGGGACGTACTATCGGAAGTAAAAACAAAAAACAAAAACGACGTTCTGAAAAATTATCTGTTGCAAAGACTATGCCCCCTCTTTATCACACTTTACCTGGTGAAGAATTTGATAATGATAAAAGTCAAGTGTATGCTTGGGTGAAAAATCAGCCAGACTTAATGGAATGGCTTTGGAGACAGTTAGGGTCAGCCGGCTATATCGTTTACGATCCAGAAACTGGAAAATGGACCGGGGTCGATTATAAAAAACGAGGTGGCGAAAAATGATTGAGTTCTTTTTGCCGATGGAAAAAATTCCGACAACAACGCACCAGCAGAAAAAAGTAAACGTGAGAAATGGCAAGCCGATTTTTTACGAACCCGAGGAGCTGAAAAATGCTCGAGCAAAATTTGAGAGCTTACTTGCGCGTCACGTTCCCCCGGACAAATTAAAAGGGCCAGTACGCCTCACGGTCAAATGGTGTTTCCCGATGATTAAGGGAGTACAGTCTGGGCAGTATAAGACGACCGCGCCAGATACAGACAATCTTCAAAAATTATTCAAGGATTGCATGAGTAAGGTCGGTTTTTGGAAAAACGACGCACAGGTCGCAAGCGAGATCGCTGAGAAGTTTTGGTCTGAAGTCGTGGGGATCTATGTCAGAGTTGAGGAGTGGGACGATGAATTATATACATTTCTTTAGCGTCGAGCTCCCGGACTTTATGGCTCGAAATAACCAAGTCGCGCAAAGCCTCGGTTTTGGTTCTGAGCGTTACTGGTTCTGGACCGTGGACGCGATCGCTGAGATCTGCAAAAAGTACAATGACGACGAATTAGTCGTAAAGCAATTCGGGCTCTTGTTTGAATGGCTCGAAAAACAAGCGGAAGGAGTGAAAACGGCATGAGAGAGAAAACGTACTATGAAGTTATTGGCAAGATGGAGGAGAAGAGTTACGACGAAATAGAAAGTCAATTATCTCTTGGTGAAACTTGCGTCGAACTTATAAAACGAATCGAGGGTAGAAAAGACGTAATCGGAGCTAGTAAATTGATAACGGTCAATGGTAAAAAATACGACGTGAAAATTGTCGAGTGGGGAAGAAGGCCAGAAAATGGAATATGTGAAATATGATCCGAAGCAGCGCGCAGAATTCAAAAAGAATCTAAAGCGATTGATGGACGAAAAAGGAGTCACAAAAACACAGCTTTCAAGAAAGCTGGGCTGGTCCTATAATACGATCAATTACTGGATTCGTGGGGATCGTGTACCCGATAAAACAGGAATCGAGGCTATATGCGATTATTTCGGAATCGACGACGTGGAACTACTGGGATCTGGAATGAAAGTCCGGACTTTCGCTTATTATAAAAACGATACGCTTATCGCGTTCGGTACCATGGAAGAGATCGCTGAACAAACCGGCCGAAAGATCGAGTCCTTGCGGAGTCTTCTTTGCAATTCAAAACGATTTAATAAAACAACGAAAACATACATGATCGAGCTCGAAGACGATAGACGATACAAGCTAAAATTTAAACAGTCGTTTACAATCGACGAGCTGAATCTAAAAGGGATTGGGTGGCTGCTAGAAAGCCCACTCAAGCCCACTCGTAGAAGTAGAAGAGGTGGAAGAATGAATAAACAGGAATTAATCGGGAAAATCAAGAGTGCAGAAACTTTATATTTATCTCCCGGTCCATTCATCGGAAAGAAATTGATCTTAGACTTAGTCAAGTAGCTAGACGAACCAGAAAAAGTCACGCTTCCCCGACCGGTGGCAAACTGGATCTCGTGCGTGAGAGGGCGAAACAAGACTTTACATTTCGCGCTAGAAAATGCACCAGAAGATGTGAATCTTTGGTTTTGCGAAAATGAAAAAAATCGACAAAATATTTTCGCTGACGCTTGGGTGAATGGTTATCATATCGAGAGAGTGAAGCGATATATTGTTAAAGTAAAAGGAGTAGAAGAAGGCTACGATCACCTAAATTACCGTATAAGCTCCGACAAATGGTTCTTTAGCGGGGAAAGTGAACCGTTAGATTTTCGCACAAAACATACCCGCAAACAACTTGAAATAGGTGGCTTCGGCAAAGTATTTAATAGCCCGTTGTTTGAGGTTGAGGAGGTGGAAGAATGACAATAGAACAATTTCTTCAATCTTTATCCTACCTAATGCGGACGTCGTATTGGTCGGTGATTTTTTATAAGTTTTTTAGAAAAGATAAAGATTGAGAGGTAGAAAGATGAGACCAAACAGATATCCATATACTAAAAATCAATGGGAAGAAGAAACAACTCTAATATATTGTGGTGATGATACCAGTTTAAAGACGGTAGTCGAAAGCAATCGAATAACTGGTGTGATTAATGTTAGTTTACAAGAAGAATGAGGAGAAATAATGGACCTATTAACTGTTATATTCGGGCTCTTATCGCTTGCGTGGCTTGGTGGCCTCGCAGTGATCGGCCTTGCTATGTGGAAAGAAGGGCGAGAAAATGACGAATAATGACAAGCTGATACGTGCGAATTTTGCGTTTATCCTTTTTGTCCTAATTGCTGTATGCGTCAATCTAAACACGCGAGTACGGGTGCTTGAGACAAGCAACAGCGATCTACAGCAGACGATCCAAACGCAAAAGGACGAGCTGGAGAAAATCGAAGAAAAAAACACAATGCAAGACGTGATTATTAATAAATTGAATAATGATTATAACTCACGTATGGCACAAGAATTACAAGAAATCGCCGATATAAACGGCGTCGGGGGATAATGTGAAAGTCTATATCGTGAGAAAGTATAACAAGCTGACGCGCTGGGATTGCAATCATTCGACAACATTCGAAGAGTTTGAATTTCAGACAAAAGAAGAAGCGCTCGAATTTCGGAATAGTCAGAAAAGAGGCGTATTCGATATTTACGATAAAGAAATGTGAGCCCATTAGTGGCTAGAAAGGAGGGACGCTTGCGAATCGAAACTAGATACGGCTATCTTATAGACGCGCTTCGACGCTATCCGTTCGATAAAGAGATCAAAGAGCGGATCGAAGAGATCACCTTCCCTTATCAAAATTTTGATGAGAATTGGTTTATCAAGAGCAAGTCGGCGTCTAACACGCCGGAAGCCTTAAAAAATGTTATTCTCAAGGAAAATGATCCGGAATTGATCCGGCTCTATATGCTCGCTGAAGCTATCGAAGAATACACAGGCGAGTGTGCTCCCTCGAGTTGGGAGGCGATTAAGGCGCTATATGTGACGAGATCGAAAAACGTCGAAGGAGTGGCGCTCGAGCTCTTTATGTCAAAAAATTCGGTCTATCGGAATATCATTAAACCGTTCTTCGAGGGGTTGGAAAAGAAATATACAAGTATTTTTTTAAAAAGTCGCTAAAAGTTGGGAAAAGTGTACAAAAAAAGGTGATAAAATTGTATTATCGGAAGATTGAAGGAAACGACGATCTTCATCGCGGACGACAGGGACAACAAGCCAACAGTTACAGCAGCACGTTTTTACTTTTCATAAAAAAACTTTCCCAGTTTGTGGGGTCTCCTTATATTTTTTAAAAATTTTTTCGTTTCGGCGGTTCGATTCCGCCCGTCCGCTTTTGGTAAGGTTCTTTTAGTTCTTCCCCTTGCCATACATTTCTATACTCTATACTTTTCTTTTCAGACTCCTCCTATTCCTTTCTGGGGAGTCTGTTTTTTTGTAAAAGAAAAAGAACAGTGAGAAATTCTCGATCTAACAAATTAAAAAGTAAAGGAGGGGAGGCGATGGCGAATGAGGAAAACTTGATCCCGACGAATAAGCGAAGCAAGAGTGAAGTAAGAGAAATCGGGCGAAAAGGCGGTATCGCCTCCGGAAGAGCTCGAAGGGAAAGAGCAGACCTAAAAAAGAAAATCGATGAAGTTTTGTCGATGGAAGTTTTCAGTCCGCAACTCAAAGAAACGCTTGAGGGAATGGGTTTGACAACGACAAACCAATCAGCGATCGCAGTTCAACTCTTGCAACAAGCATTGAAAGGGAATATGCGAGCTATTGAGCTATTCGCGAAATTAAATAGCAACGAAGGCACGAAAGATAAGCTCGACAAGAAAGAGCAGAAAGAGCGGATCAAGGCTATGCAACTCGAGAACAAGAAACGCGAGCAGGCTCTCGAGGGAGGCGTGGCGTCCGAGGATATCATGTCCGACTATTTCGATAAGCTGGAAGGAGTGATACAAGATGGCACTTGATCGGTTATATACAGATAAACAGATCGGGATCTTACGTCGCTCTATCTCTCGTGATTGGTACATGATGATAAATCATGGCGCAGTACGGGCCGGGAAAACCAAGCTCGATAACGATCTTTTTTTGATGGAATTGAAACGCGTTAAGAAAAATGCTGCAAAAGTCGGAGTTCAAACTCCCATGTACATTCTGGGCGCTGTATCGTCTGGAACGTTACAAACGAATATTTTACGCGAGATTACAGACGCTTACGGCCACGAATTCCAGTTTGACCGACACGGGAACTTTACTTTATTCGGCGTGTACGTTGTAACGACGTTTACAGGCTCGATAGCAGGTCTGAAAGCCATTCGGGGTATGACAGCCTTCGGGGCCTATGTGAACGAGGCTACGCTCGCGAATAAAGAGGTTTTTGACGAAATTCTGAAGCGTTGCTCCGGATATGGCGCGCGTATTATATGCGATACGAACCCGGACCACCCGAAACATTGGCTCAAGGTCGATTATATCGACAAGGCAGACGATGAAAAGATCGTCGCGAATCATTTTACAATCTTTGATAACACGTTCTTAAATCAGCGGTACGTGGATAATTTGATCGCGACAACGCCTTCCGGTATGTTTACCGAGCGCGGTATATACGGAAAATGGGTAATCGGTGAAGGTGCGGTCTATCGTGACTTCAAAGAGGAAATGTACGTCAAGAAAACGCCCGAGCAATTCGCCAAGATTTACGCTGGGGTTGACTGGGGGTATGAACACTGGGGCTCGATCGTTGTTATTGGACAGACTGAGGCCGGAGACGTGTACATACTCGAAGAACACGCGCACCAGTACAAAGAGATTGATTTCTGGGTGGACGTTGCGAAGGATATCAAAGCACGTTACGGTGATATATTCTTTTGGGCAGATTCGGCACGACCCGAGCACGTCGGACGGTTTAACCGCGAGCGTCTCAAATGTTTCAATGCTTACAAGTCGGTATTATCTGGGATTGAAGAGGTGGCTAAACTCATGAAGGGTGGCCGTTTTTTTGTCGTTTCAAATAAGGTCCGCAAGTTCAAAGACGAGATCTATCAATACGTCTGGAACGAGCGCACAGGCGAACCACTGAAAGAGCACGACGACGTACTAGACGCGGTAAGATACGCGATCTATTCGCAGCACGTATACGATACGAGCAGCACAGTAAAAGAGCGTATGCAAAGCGCACAATATTATTTCTAAAAGGAGGAATAAGAGAAAGTGAAATTCCTTAAAGGGAGACGCTTCGACGAGAACGCGAATCGTCAATTCATCATGACGGCCGAAGATTTTGAAACGATCGAATACGAAGGTCAGAAATGGATCGAGCGTCTAAAAAACTATATCGGAACGCACAGGTCCGAGCAATTAGACCGCTTGAAAGAGCTGAAACGCTATTATCTCGCTGATAACAATATCAAGTACAGAGAAGCGAAAAGTGACCCATACAGCGCAGATAACCGAATCGCGAGCGACTGGGCGAAATACATTGCTATTTTCGAACAAGGCTATATGCTGGGGAATCCGGTCGAGTATAAGAACGAAAACGCGGAGATCCAAAAACAGATTGACCAGTTTTCAAAACAAAACAACGAAAAGGACCACAACGTCGCGATCAAGACAGATCTTGCGATCTATGGCCGGGCTTACGAGCTTTTAAACGCGTACCGAGACGAGGACGGCTCGGTCTGGGTCAAGCTCTATCGTATGGATCCAGAACAAACTTTTGTCATTTACGATGATAGTTACGAGCAACGTTCATTGATGGCGGTCAACTACTACTCTATCAGTTACGGGAACGGCCACAAACGCGATTTTGTAAAAGTCTATACCAGTAACGCTATTTACGAGTATGTGGACGATAACCAAGACACGGACACGCTTCATCTCAAGGATACGAGCGAGCATTTCTTTAATGGCGTACCAGTAAACGAGTTTAGCAACAACACGGACCGAACAGGCGCGTTTGAAGCTGTACTGGACTCTATCGACGCTTACGACTTGTCACAGTCAGAACTTGCGAACTTCCAGCAAGACAGTAACGAGGCTCTTTTGGTGATCTCGGGGAATCCGTTCACGGGCGTAGAAGATAAAGACTTTACGGAAGACGGTCGCGTCAATCCAAACGGACGGCTTGCGGTATCTCAAGCATTTAAAAAAGCAAAAATCTTGATCCTTGACGATAACCCGATTCCAGGCGGATCGAGTCCAAACGCGAATTATCTTGTTAAGTCATACGACACAGCCGGAGCGGAAGCATACAAGGAACGGCTTGTGAACGATATTTTACGCTTTACCTTTACGCCAGACACGACGGATAATAACTTCGCTGGCACACAGTCGGGCGAAGCGATGAAATATAAGATGATGGCAGCGGACAACTACCGAGGCAAACAAGAGTTACTTTTCGAAAAAGGTCTCATGCGTCGCTTGCGTCTCGCAGTCAATATCTGGAAGATCAAGGGCAACGATTCCGATAATTACAATCTTATCAATGAGACGGACGTCGTATTTACGCCAAACTTGCCACAGAATGACGCTGAAATGGTCGCTATTGCCAAAAATCTCTATGGCGTGGTGAGTGAACAAACGATCGTCGAAATTCTTGAGCAAGTGACCGGGGTCAACGCAGAGGCAGAGCTGAAACGTATGAAAGAGGAAACGGAAAAAGCGCTTGAAATGCTCCCACGAATCGAACCACAAGCCGGCGAGGTAGCAACAGATGAAGAAACTGAAGATAAGCGCCCATGATGAATACTGGGAAGCACGCGCCCGTGAGATATTCGAATACGTTGACCGAAAAGATATAGACTTTTTCGCTGAGCTAGAAAAAACTTACCGCAACGAGGCGGTGAGGTTACAAAAGTCGTTGTTTGACTTTTACACAAAGTACGCTGAAGATCACGAACTCACTTACCAAGACGCAACGAAGCGCCTTCGTGGTGAGGATCTGAGCGACTATGTGGATAATGCGACGTTATACCGCGAGCAAGCCGAAAAGGATCCAGAGCTATTGAAGCGATTAAACCAACAATACGCGTCAGCTCGAGCGATCAGAATCGAGGCTTTGCAGTTGGAAACTATCCACAGGCTCGGAGTGCTCACAGGAGCGCTTCACAAGAGCTTCGAGAGGTATTTATTCAACGTCGCGGAATACGCGTACAGAAAGGCAATGGGAGGCCGTACAGGCGCGGTCAATCGTCCAGCGTTTGAAGAGATTATCAAGACCCCGTTCAATGGCCGGAACTATTCCGAGCAACTATGGGGCAATACTGACAGCCTCGCGCAAAAGCTGAAAGAAGTATTTAAACAAGGCTTCATACGTGGAGACAGCCCGCAAGAGATGGCCCGCGAGATTCGAAAAGAATTCAACGTGGCGCGGTCCCGAGCTGAAACATTGGTAAGGACCGACGCGACAGCCGTTATAAATCGGGCCACTATCAAGCGCTATCAGAAAGCTGGGCTTGAATACTATCGGATCTTGGTCGTGCTAGACGATCGGACAACTCAAATTTGCCGGCGAATCGCGCAAGAGGATAAGCTATACAAGCTCGAGGACGCGCAAGTCGGGGTGAATATGCCCCCGTTTCATTATAATTGCCGGTCTACGATCATGCCGGACGCGGGAGAGATAGACGAAGAGCCAAGAGAAAGCCTAAAAAACGATAGCGACGAATCAGAAGCGCTTTTTAGGAATAAAGATTCGAATAAGCGGCGTTCGATGAATTTTTAGAAGGAGTCAGAAAATGAAATATAGAAAGAAACCTGTTGTAATTGAGGCGGTTCAGTTCGTAGATACTGAAGAATCAATTTTAAAATTGTCAGAATTAGGATTAGATCCAGTCCAAATTGATTATGCTGATTTAGATAATCCAATTTTAAAAATAGAAACACTTGAAGGGGTGATGATTGCGACTGAAGGTGATTACATTATCAAGGGTGTGCAAGGCGAATTTTATCCATGTAAACCTGATATTTTTGCAGAAACTTACGAAGAACTAGAGTATCTGAATATTTTAGATAATATCTAGGTGCTTTTTTATGCTCAAAATAAGAAAGGGGAATGATGATAAACATCTGGGACATAGTATCTTATACAGCGGGCCTTTTCTGCTTTGCCTTTCTGGTCGTGGTAGGTTGGGCCGTACTCGCTGGAATGATCGAAGGTATCATAAAAAGCATTAAACGGTCACGAGGTGACAAGGATCAGTGATCGGAGGTGATCCAGTATCTTGACAAGCGGGAATAGACCGCTTTTTTTATTGTCCAGACTATGCGGAGGACGTTAAAAGCTGCATTGTTTCGTCGCCGGACGTAAAACGAGAACAATCGAGTGACGGCGTAACCGTCGGAGGAAAATAATGTCAGAAAATACACAAGCAGTTGAGACTGAAGCACTTGAGCAAGACGTCACTCAAGAAGAACAAGTCGAAACAAAGCAGGAAAAGGCAGAGCGTACCTTTACACGCGCCGAGTTTGGAAAAGCAATCGCAGCCGAGATCGCCAAGGCCCGCGCAAGCTGGGAAGCAGAGCAAGCCGAAGCAATCGAAAAGGCTAAAAGCGAAGGCGAACGCCTCGCGAAGCTGACCAAAGACGAACGCGCGAAAGAAGAGGAAGCAAAACGGATCCAAGCGATCGAAGAACGCGAGCGAGCTCTTGCAATTAAAGAAATGCGCGTGGCCACTCAAACGCTATTGAGCGAAGAAGGACTTCCGGGCGAGTTTATTGATTTTGTGATCGATGAGACAGCCGAAGCCACAAAGGAGAAAATCGGCACGTTGCGACAAATCTTTGATAAGGCAGTAGAAACCCGCGTCGACGAACGTTTGACGCAGAAAGCGCCTCGTAAGGGTACAGGCCCAGTATCTATGACGAAAGCAGAGATCATGGCTATTGAAAATGACGAAGAACGTCAAGCAATGATCGCTGCAAACATTGGACTATTTAAAAATTAGAAAGGGCTATAAAAATATGGCTGAAACAAAACTAACAACCATGAATGACTTGGGCGAAATTAAATCAATTGATTTTGTCAACAAGTTTTCTAAAAATATCAATGACTTACTTCGACTTCTGGGCGTTACACGTCGCCAAGAGTTGACAAACGATCTTAAAATCCAAACTTACAAATGGACCGCAGACGTTGACACAACTAAAACCGCTGAAGGTGAAACAATTCCGCTTTCTAAAATGACACGCGCGAAGGATCAAGAATACACAGTAGAATGGTTCAAAAAACGCCGTGCAGTATCAGCGGAAGCGATCGCACGTCATGGTGCGTCACGCGCTATCACAGAAGCAGACACACGCTTGCTTCGCGAAATTCAAAACGGAATCAAGGACGACTTCCTTGCTTACCTTAAAAAGACAAAAACTAAAGTTACAGGGAAAGGGCTTCAACAAGCTCTCGCGAACAGCTGGGGCAAATTGACTACTTTCAACGAGTTCGAAGGCTCTCCGCTTGTTTCTTTTGTGAACCCGCTCGATGTGGCTGAATACCTTGGATCAACAGCCGTTGCGTCTGACGCTTCAAACGTATTCGGATTCACACTTCTCCAAAACTTCCTCGGTATGCAAAACGTTATTGTTATGCCTTCATGCCCACAAGGGAAGATCTATACCACAGCCGTTGAAAACCTTGTTTTCGCTTACTTAAACGTTTCTGGTGGAGATCTTGGCGGATTGTTTGCGGACTTCACAGACGAAACAGGTTTGATTGGTGTGGCGCGTGATCGTCACTTGAATAACTTGACTTTCGAGTCAGTATTCTTTGGCGCTAACGTTCTCTTTGCTGAAATTCCGGACGGTGTGGTAGAAGCTACAATCCAAGCGCCAGCGTCAGCAGTAGCAGCCTAGTTTTAGGAGGTTTTAGCGATGGTGGCAATCAATATCGATCAAGTAACGGAAGAGCTTCGACTTTTGAAAGGTATTCCCAAAGCTGACCAAGAACAAGACGATCTTTTGGCCCTTATTGTACGGGATAGCTTCGAGCGTATGATCGCTTACGTCAATCAATTCTCGGAAACAGCACTCGAGGAATTGCCCGAAAGCGTGGCTTATATCCTTCGAGACGTTGCCGTCAGTCGCTATAATCGACTAAACTCGGAAGGCGCGACAGCGGACAGCGAGGAAGGCCGGAGCTTCACTTGGGAGTCTAGCTATCTAACAGATGAGCATAAGGCCGTATTACAAGGCCTTGCGATCAAACATCGGGCCCGCGGAATCGCTCGATTCATTTAAAAGGGAGGGCGCGTGTATGATCTATAACGAACGCGTGACTTTGATCTTTGAGGAAGAGCCGGAAGATGAATTGCTTGAGAGCACGGAAACAAAAAAGAGCTTTCCGGTACCTTGTATGCGAAATTCATTGTCTAATTATGAGATGATGGGTCTCTTTGGTAAGTATGATTTTGATTCGTTCAAATTGCACTTACAGGGCACTTACAAGGGGTTCTCGGAAGTGATTTATAATGGCCACAGGCTCAAGATCAAGGGCAAACGATACCATCATAATAGCACGGTTATTTACTTATGAGTTTTTCATATACTGTCAAAGGCTTGGACAAGTTCATTCGGAAGGTCCAAAACAAGCCACGGGAAGCGCGTCGGGCTGTATCGGCAGAATTGCAACGATCGGCCTTGCGTGTGGAACGGAAAGCCAAAATGAAAGCGGCAGTCGATACCGGATTCATGCGAAATGGGATCTTTGTCGCTCGGGTCGGTATGTTACGGTACAAAGTAACGTCTCCCGCTGGTTATTCGGTCTATGTGGAGCTTGGGACTCGTAAGATGAAGGCCCAGCCGTTCCTTGGTCCAGCCGTTAAGGAAGAAAGCGAAGTTTTATTTAAAAACCTTCGTAAAATGTTTAGGAGGTGATTCATGGCAAACGAAACGCCTTCAGTCAAAATGCTCGCAAATTTACGCGAAAAATTAAAACCACTCAATATTCCGATCAAATTTAAGCTACCAAAACAAGACACACTCGAGCCGTTTTTGGTGATCGGGCAATCTAGCTCGGACACATCAAAAACAGCTCAAACGGGGCTTATTATTGAGGATATGAGCGTACAGATTGATATCTTCTTACCGGGGACGGAAAGCCGGGCCGGGGTCGAGAAGGTCAAATCTGAGGCCCTTCGCAGAATCGGCCACAATCGCAACGTAAACGCTAGCGTACTCTTAGACGATACGGTAGGCCGTGAAGTCTATCATATTGTCATTGCATTAACAGACACAATTTTTTAAAAAAGGAGCACTTATAAATGGGTGAAGCTGAAGAAAAAGCAAAAATTAAAATTACGATTGCAAAACCGATCGTAGGTAAAAAAGTATTTTATTTCATTCAATCAATCCACGCTGAAAAAGGCAACGGAGCAATGCTTCCAGCCTATCGTACAGACGGTACGACAACTATGGGTGGTGAATACATCGACGAACAAACACAACAAGGGCGCTTGCTTGAGAAATCAACAGATGAGCACTCAATCGAGTTGACTCAATATCTCGCGCCTAAAGATCCGTCAGTTCAAGTCATTCTTGACGCACAAAAAACAGGGGAATCTGTAAAAATCTGGCGCGTTATCGTTGACGAGTCAGTTAAAGATACTTCAACCGGGAAAGATACTTATCCAGCACAGTTTGGATATGGTAAGATCACAGACGACGTAAAATTTACTGACGCGATTGATGGATTCGTTGAATTGAACTATACAGTGGGTATTGTTGGACGTCTTCGTGATGGTAAGTTCCCACTTTCAGCGGAAGAAATCGCAATGTTGAACGACGTTTACGAGTACCAAAACCCGGGCGAAACAACAGGCGACTATAACAATATTACACGCTAATTTTTCAAGCAAAGGGGCTTCAAATGCCCTTTTGCTTTTATTTTTTTGACAAAAAAGGAGTTATTCAATGGAATTTACAGTTGGAAGCCGTTCAATCGATATCAAATTTGATTATATGACCATGTACAAGGTCAATCGTGACTTGGGATCTCAAGGACCAGACGGAACACGTAACGAAGACGGGGTCGGAGCTCTATTCCTTCGTGTGGTTGATCGTAACGATTCGGCTCTTGTGGATCTTATCAAGCTATGCGCTTCTAAAAAAGCGAAAGCCGTAAGCGATGAAGAAGCTATCAAGGCAATCGCGGACAAAATGGAAGATCTCGGAGCAGAAAGTATAGAGCCACTTTTTGAAGCACTTGAAGAAGAGATGGTCGAGTCTGGTTTTTTCAAAGAGAAAGTTTCGAAATACTTAGAAAATCTCGAGCTGGGATTGAAGTACCTCAAAGCCAAAGCAGAAACAGCGGAAGACAAGGCACAAGCGGAACTTCAGATCGAACAGACGGAAGCGCAAATTGGACGCTTGAGAAACGCAATCTCTTAATAGAGTGTGCGCGTTTGGGTCTGACTGACCCGAATATTATTTTTTCGTGTACAAAAAACGAGCTCGACGCAATTCGCGAGGGCCTTTACTATCGAGCGATTGAGGAACGAGAAAACCTCGTCGAGCTTGCTTTTAATCTTCGTTATACGTTGAACGCTAAAAAAGCGGACTTTGGCAAGTTGAGCAAGAAAAAGGATCGCGAGAAAGTGCGTCGTCTATTCAGACAGCGCGAAGAGCGCGAAAGCTCTCAAGGTATGCTCGAGAAGATCGAGCGTCTTAATGAACATTTCAGAAATAGATAGATAGGAGGTGGGGCGATGGCGTTTGACGGATCAATAGAAGCGATTATCGGCGCGGATTTAACCGGGTATGAAAAAGCAATGAGCGAAGTCGTGAATTCGACACGTAAAGCATTTCAAAACGCGGCACAGGAAGCGTCAAAGAGCGCAAATCAGATGATTCGTGAAGTCGGTCAGCTTATGAACCGGCTCGCAAACAGTAACCAGAATATCGGATCCAAGATCGGCCAAGGGTTGACCGGTGGATTCAAAATCGCCCTCGGAGAGCTACAGCGTATCTCTTCAAACATCGGCGCAAAATTACCTGACCCCATAAGGAAGGCATTTACTCGCGTTTCGGCTGATATTAAGTCGGTTTTAGGCGCGATGAAGAATGACGTCGCCACACTTGGGGCCGGCATTAACTCGAAAATTAAAAAGGCTTTTGATTTTGATATTTCAAAAGCGATCAAATCGCCAAAGAGCGCGTTTGCTGAAATGGCAAATAGCGTTGACTCTATGGCAAGCCAGATCAGCTCAAAAGTCCACAGTTTAGGCTCAGTCTTTACTAATTCGGCTAACAATATGTCCGGATCATATAAGACGGCTTTCGGGGCTATTGGGGACGCTATGGCCCAGCTCGAAGCTCGTATTCAGTCAACGGCTGGAAACATTACGAGCTCGCTTGGTCAAAAGGTATTGAACCCGATCAACTCTTCATGGTCCAGTATGTTTTCAAACTTGACCAGTAAGGCGAACAGCTTCGCGGATCGAGTTCAAAATTCTTTCGGTGGTAAGATTCTTTCTTCCGTCAATAATCTCGCGAGCAACGTAAGCGGGAAGCTCGGGAACGCGTTCCATACGACAGGCCAGAAAGCCGTCAGCGCGTTAACAGGGATTGTTAACCACACGAACCAAGCGGCGAGCGCGTCAACTAATTTAGTAAAGCAAGTTTTAGGCGTGGCTGCTGCTTACAAGCTCTTTGATCTTGGTAAACAAGCAATCAAGAGTACTGTTTCGAAAGCTGCTGAATTTGAAGCCAAAATGAGCAATATCAAGGCCGTTACTGGTGAGAGTGCGGAAACGATGAAGAAATTCAACGACGCCGCAATCAAAGCCGGAGCAGATACAGCCTTCAGTGCAGCGGACGCAGCGGACGCGATCGGCGAACTCGCAAAGGCCGGGGTATCAACGAAAGATATTCTAAACGGTGGACTTACCGCGTCCCTAAACTTGGCCACGGCTGGGGAATTGGATCTGAAAGAAGCTGCTGAAATTACATCAACGGCATTGAACGCGTTTAAACGTGACGGAATGACGGCCACACAGGCAGCGAACCAACTCGCGGGAGCTGCTAACGCGTCAGCGACAGACGTTCACGAGTTGAAATATGGTCTTTCAATGGTCGCTCCGGTAGCGTCTGGACTTGGTTTATCGTTCCGAGATACCACAAACGCCCTCGCAGTCTTTGCACAAAATGGACTCAAGGGATCAGACGCCGGAACGTCACTTAAAACCATGCTGATGAATCTGCAACCGCAGACCAAGGCACAAACGAACATGATGAAAGAACTCGGTATCATTACGGCCGATGGCTCGAACCAGTTCTTTACGGCAGAAGGTAAGATCAAGTCATTCGCTGAGATCTCGCAAGTTTTGAAAGATCACTTGGGTGGACTTACCGACGCAGAAAAACAAATGGCTTTGAAAACCATGTTCGGTACCGACGCAGTGCGTGCTGCAACAATCGCGATGAACGAGGGAGCAGACGGCGCTAACAATATGCAAGCAGCTATTGACAAAGTAAGCGCAGCTCAAGTAGCAGCCGAAAAACTCAACAACTTAAAAGGGGCCGTCGAGGCCTTGAGTGGTTCTTGGGAAACACTTCAAATCAAAGTAGGGACGGCAGTCTTGCCAGTTCTTACGACGCTCGTAAAATGGATTGACAAGCTGGTAGATAAGCTGTCCAACTCACAAGGGTTACAGAAATTCTTGGACGCTCTCAATTCGTTAAACCCGGCATTGAATCAATTCCTTAATGGAACTAAAATGTCAGACGAGCAAGCGAATAAATTCAAAGGGACCATGCAAGCCGTCACGCCAGCCGTTACCGCTCTAATTGGCGCGTTTGCGTTTGGTCCAGCGGTTCGCGGACTAACTTCGCTTACTGGTATCATGGGCACAGTCGCAAGTAAGACGATGGGCCTCGGATCAGTCGCTTCTAGTGCATTTAGCACGGCCGGAGGCTTTATTTCTAGCTTTACTGGTAAGGTCGCAGGTATTCCGGGCGCTCTTGGTGGAGCTGCTTCACAAGGTTTATCAGTCCTTGGAATGATGACGACTGGGATCGCTTCCGTTATGGGAATCGCCCTCGCGTCAATCGGTCCAGCTGCTATCTTGGGTCTAGTCCTCGCTGGCCTTGGTCTAATTAACCAACAATTCGGACAACAGATCGATCAGTTGATTACCACGGTAACGACTAAAGGCCCGATGATTATTCAAAACCTTGTAAATGGGATCACTAGTCAATTACCGAGCTTGATCGCTTCGGGTGCTGATTTGGTGGCCAAACTAGCGCAAGGATTCGCGACAATGTTCCCAGTGATCGTTGACGCTGGGATCCAGTTGATCGGTAGCCTCGTTCAAGGTGTGGGCCAAAATGCAAGCTCTTTGATCTCGTCAGCGGTAACTGTTATCGGGACCTTGGTCAACAGCTTACTTTCAGCATTGCCACAGCTTCTTGCTATTGGTATGCAGTTACTTCTCAGCATTACGGAAGGTATTTTGCAAAACTTACCGCAAATCCTTTCGACAGCGCAACAGATTGTAACTAATTTTATCACTAATATGCAAGCGCAATTTCCACAGATCCTCGAACAAGGGATTCAAATCTTGATGAATGTCGTGAACGGTATCGTGCAAGCCTTACCAGCGATCATTGAGATGGGAACGCAAGTCATTATCGGCTTTATGCAAACGATCTTGTCAAACTTACCAACGATCTTGCAAGGCGGTATCCAGTTAATTGTGACGCTTGTCCAAGGGATCATTAGTTCGTTGCCACAGATCGCCCAAAGCGCAGTACAGATCATCGGCCAGATGATTCGTGGGTTCGCTCAAGCCTTGCCACAACTTCTTATGGCTGGGGTTCAATTAGTCGTACAGCTCGCACTTGCGATCGTTAAAGGCTTGCCAAATATTGTTTCGGCTGCTTGGGAGATCGTTAAGGGCTTCGGTGAAGCCTTACTTAATTTCATTCCTAACGCTTTGAAAGCCGTCGCGGACGCTATCGGGAATTTCTTCGGTGGGATCTGGGACTGGATCACTGGTAAGTCAGACGAAGGCGGGAAGAAAACCGAAGAATCGATTAATAATACCGCCGAACATATCAAGACGAAGAGCTCGGAAACGACGACACAGTTAAGTACCGACGCTTCAACCGCTAGTACCAACGTGTCGACGTCTTACGACCAGATGAGCGCGAACACGATCGCGTCAACGTCAAATATGAGCCTTGGCGTTACGGCTAATATGTCTCAAATGTCCACAAATGCGATGGACAGCACAACTCAGTTGCAACAAACCGCCTCGACTAATTTCGGCCAGTTGAACACTGACGGAACTATGAATATGCAACAGCTTGCAGCAAATGCGGACGCGTCATTTAACCAGATGAACGCAAACGCACTCGCTCAAACTGGACAAATGAACACAGGCGTAACAACTAATATCAACCAGTTAAACGCGAACGCAAGTAACGAGTTGAATCAGTTGATGAATAACGCGAACGCGAGCACGACGGGAGTCAATACGGCTGCAACCACTAACGCGCAACAAGCAAGCGCGAACGTTGTAAGCAACTTCCAACAAATGCAAACGGGAGCGACGAGCGCTACAAATGCGATGGCTATTAGTGCTCAGACAGATTTTGATAAGATGGCCCAACAAGCTGAGCAATCAAGCTCTAAAATGTCGCAATCTATCACGACGAATTATCAAAATATGCAAAATACTGTCACAAGCGCGATGAACGCGACAGCCCAAGCAGTCCAAGCTGGCCTCAATAAGATCTCACAAGTGAGCTCTTCAGCCGGTAAGCAGTTAGAAAGCTCGTTTAAGTCAACGTTCCAAAACGTGACAAACAGCGCTAAAAGCGGTATGCACGCGTTTACTAGTACCATGCAATCAAGCATGACGCAAGCTGTATCGCTTGCTAGTTCGTCTTGTGAACAGATTTCGGCTTCGTTTAGTTATCTCCCGGCTTTGCTTCAGATGGTCGGATTTAACGCGGGTATGGGTCTATATAACGGGCTTGCTTCGATGGCTGGTTCGCTTTATGCTCTCGCTTCCAGTATCGCTTCAAATATTGCAGCGGTTATGAGTTCGGCTCTTGATATTCACTCTCCGTCCCGAGTTACGAAGAAAATCGGGGGCTTCACGGGTGAAGGTATGTATCTTGGTATGCGAGACTGGGTATCGGATATAAACGATATGGCCCGTCAGTACGCCCAAGCGATCACGGATCAAGATTATCAGACTAATAGTGTATTGACCACAAGCGCAAGCGTGACAAGCTCGGGCGTCCGTTCATCTCTTGAAGACTTGAGCGATGAGGTCAAGAATTCGCAACTTTCGAACCAAAAATTCGAAGTACATAACGAGATTGTGGGAGATAAGATCTATACCACGATAAAGGAAAAAGACGCGAGAGAAAAGGCGCTAGACGCTTATTTCGCGTAAGGGGGAACGATGGACTTATTAATTGAGAAAGACGGCCAAAGCCAGAAATTATCTGGCCTTGGCCTTTACAATATCACGGTCGATGATTCGTCCCCGGCCGTGGAACTATCAAGGCGAACCGTCAAGGGGCGCAATGGTTACATTTTCGACGGCTTGACCTATACCGAAAAGAAAATTTCAGTCACGGCTAGGCTTTCAGCGGGATCGATGGAAGATTTTTTGAATAAAAAAGACGAATTGACTCGCTGGGTCTTGGGTGACGATAGCTTCTATATTACGAAACTGTACCAAAACGTCACTAACATTTACGATTTTCAGACTCCGGGACAAACGACGGGCGATCTAAACCTTGCCCAGTTACCACACAATAACTGGAAATATCGTTATAACGTTGTGGGCGATGGTCAAATCGAGTTTGACTTTATCGGCAATTCAGAAGCTGGGATCAAATATAATGTTTCGTTTTCATTCGTGACGGCGGAGCTCCCGTATGGTGAAACGATCCCGCGGGATCTCGCACTTTCGGCGAACAGCTTTCCATACAACGGCACGGCACCACTTAGTCAGCTAGAGGTTCCGTTTGTGGTTGAATTGACCGCAAACGCTGATAATACTGATTTTTTCCTTGAAATTGACGGCCGTCGGTTCACTTACCGGCACACGGAAACGCCTTTAAGATCTGGTCAGAAGCTCCTTTTGAAAGGTGTCGAGACGGCGATTTATCAAGGACCAACGACGCAAGACTTAAACGTCAACAATCGGACAAATTACGAGTATTTCGTCATTCGGCCAAAGCCTAACCGGTCGGTCAATTGGTTTACTAATTTCAAGGGGACCGTTAAGATCCTCGGGTTTAAAGAATTATATCGTTAGAGGGGAGGTGGACTTTTGATTACTTTTTACGACGAGACGGGCAAAGGATACGGAGCCCAAGTCGAATTGACAACAAAAAACGCTGTAAATGGTGAGCGGTCGATCTCCGGAACGATTGTATCTAACAAGCAGGTTCTTTCGCGTTTAGATCGTGGGTGGAGCTTTACCTTCGATGGTGAACTCTATAAGATCATTTACGCAAAGCCAAAAGATGAAGGAAAAAACATTTCTCTATCGTTTGACGCGGTCCACCAGTTCTTCTACGATTTCGAGCACTCAAACTGTTATAAAGAGTTTAACGGCTCAAATCGCTTTGAAGTCTATATCGAGGAGATCTTCAAAGATAGTGGCTACCAATATCGGATAGAATCACAAGCTGGAGCAATTCGGAAAGAGAATTTCGGCAACGCGAGCCGGCTCAAAATGTTCAAAGAGATCATTAAGGCAGCGGGTCTTGAGTTCTCGGTAACTGGTAAGGTCGTTCGAATCTTGAAAAAAGTCGGTACGGATCTTTCGACAGTTGTCCGAAAAAATTTCAACATGAACGAGCTGACGATTGAAAAGAATATCGGCAACTTTATAACCTATAAAAAGGGTTTTGGTGCATGGAAAGACGAAAAAGACCACGACGCGGGCCGATATACGTCCGAATATGAGAGCCCCCTCGCTCGGATCTATGGCCGAATTGAGGGCGAACCCGTAAGCGATGAACGTTATAAAGAGACTGGTAAGCTCTTAGAACGGCTAAAGAAAGAAGTCGACGAATCCTATTCGATTTCGGTCCAGCTTGACATGGAAGATCTCACACAAGCTGGGTATAAGTACACACGGCCTCGCGCTGGTGACTATATCATGGCTATTAATGAGACGATCGGGTTCCGCGAAAAGATCCGTATTGTATCTTACGAAAGCTCTTACGACGTGACGGGCCGGCTACTGTCCCACAAGGTAACGTGTAACGATATCGGGACCGTCCAGAAAGCGATCACGTCGGAAGGCTCGATCATGCGAAGCGTGTCCGAGTCGAAAGAATACGCTGAAGGGGCTCTTGAGGTGGCTACACGGGCGCTTGTCTCCGCAAACGGCAAGAATACCAACTATTACGGCACAACGAAGCCAAAAGATGAGCCAAGAGGGACGCTTCACGAAGGTGATCTCTTGTACTTGACCGTGGGCGAAGATACGGAGCTCTATTATTGGAGTGGGTCGGAATGGCTCCCGAAAATTCTCAAAGTTGACACGTCAAAAATTGAAAAAATAGTCAATAACGCCCAAGTCTCAACAAACCAAGCGATCGCGCAAGCGAACGCCAAGGCAGAAGAAGCCCTAAAGAAAGCCGGAACGCTACCAGACACTAGCAAGCTATCTGATCAGATCAAGCAGCAGATTTTATCAAGTCCGGACTTACAGAACAAAGTCACGGAAGGGATCAATAGGGTTGATGGTGACACGATCTATAATAAGATCTATAGCAATATTGAGAATTCTTTCGCTCCGTTATCATATACCGACTATTTAAATAACAAGCTCTCAGACACTGGAGGAAAAGTTAACGATTTAGATCGTAGGATTGCAAGCCAAACCGTCGAATTCAACAAACTCACAGAGTCGAACAAACTCTACGAGCGAATCCTTGGTACGTCTGAAACAGGCGCGCCAGACAAACTATCACGGCTTGTTATGTCTAGCGAGATATTCCAGACAGAAGTCGGGAAGTATTCGACCGCGGGCGGCCCGAATATGCTGCGGAATTCGAGAGCAGACGACGGCCTTAATTATTGGACTGAAGAAAACGGACGCTTGAGCTTCACGGCTCACCAATTTTATCTAAACGGACAAAAACGAATATTTCAGCTTTCAAGCGGTGCAGTTGTCAAAAGCCCACGCTTCCTTGTCAAACGAAATACAAATTATATGCTTAATTTGACAGCGTTTGACGCGAATACAAAGTATTTTAGTATCGTTTTTAGAAAACGAAAAAAAGGTTCTACGAGAGATTTCGAGGATTTTCAACTCATTTTTCAAAAAACCGAATCACCAGCTTTCAACTCAAACAGAGCCGTCAAGAAATCATTCAGTTTTAATACAGGGGATTTTGACGAGGGCTACTTGGCGTTCTTTTATGACGGCAACTTTAGCGGTTGGTCTGGTCTATTTATGACTGAGCTTGATTTATACGAGGGCTCTAGCGATCGCTTATGGCAACCGAGCCCAGACGATAGTCTGGGGCCACTAGAAGCCGTCAGAACACAAATGAGTCTGCTTGCGGGGTCATGGGCCGTGAAGAATCTCAACAGTAACGGCGATGTACTCAACTCAATCAACTTGCTTGCAAATGGTACGAACCGAATAGACGGACGGTTGACACATATCACAGGTCAGACCGTGATCGACGAAGCCGTGATCGACGGTGCAGCTATTAAGTCCTTAACCGCTAACAAGATTTCTGGTGGCGAGGCTGATTTCTCGACTTTTAGAGCGGTAAACTTTGACGCTGGGGCGATTAACACAGGGACTCTTCGTGGTATCAATATTCGAGGGGTAACACTTGGAAGCATTGACGAATCGTTTATGATCGACACGCCTAAAAACGAGATTAGATTCGATAATCACACGCTATTAACGTTTTACAACAAAAACGACGGGACAGTCTCAATAATCGGAAGTGGTGACCGAGCGTCGAACACTAAAGGCTCCGGTCTTTTGATAGGTGTTGATATCGATTCGGCGACAGCGACCAGATTGAAGAACCAACAAAACAACCGCGACTTATGGACGGCGCGCACAGGCGCAGCTACATCAATCTTAATGGGGACACGGGCGAATGGTCGAGGAGTTATTGAACAACTCACGACTGGCGAAGTAAGTCTCGGTATCTCCGAAGTCAAAACCTCGACAGCTCCACAGACCTATATCAAGATTGGTGATATCAATAATAGATATTACACTAGTAAAATCTCAATGCTTGCTGATTTCTTGAATGTCGATCTTAACGAACGCTTGATTCTTAATACTAAAGCGATCAAGGGGACGTGGCAAGGCGATACAGTTATCGAGAGTTACGGTTTGTTTAGTATGGACGTTCGAGAGGGCGTAACAATGAATGGCCACCGAAAAGGGTTCATAAGTACCGAAGTTGTCGGAGCGAAACAAGTAACCACTGATTCAGTCCGTACTGATAGCATTGATATAACAAAAGATATTACTTTCAAAAATAGGAATTTGGCAACTTCTTTTAACGCCTTAGTGGATTTCGTCGTCGCCGTCGCAAGGCACGCCGGCTGGACCAACATCGGCAATTATAAGATTTAGAAAGGCAATAAATGGACACAGTAAATAAAATCGTGGACGATATCGCGCAGAATCTCGCAAACGCGATCGTAGAAGCCTCAAAGTATAAGGTCTTATACGAAAAAGCAAGCGAGGAAAACAAGCGCGTAAATGAGCTACTAGCTAAGTTTAACGACGTTTTGGATAGCGATCAAGCACTCAAGGACCTCTTTGATGAGGCCTCTCAAAAACTAGAAAAAGGTAAATAATATGGAATTTAAAATCATTAACAAATACTTGCAAGAAGAAGGTCGTACCTTCGTTTCAATCCGTTCAGCGAACCCTTACACAGCCTTTGAGCGTGTTTTGATCGGTGACCGTACCAATGAATCAGACGAAGTGCTGATCCAAGCTGTACTTGGTCAAGTTGCAACCGAATTGAACCCAGCTGAGGGTGTGAAGAAATTGCAAGAGGATTTACACACTCAAGCCCAAGAGTACGAGGCTAAACTCGCCAAGAAAGACGAAGAGATCCAGAAGGTCAAAGACGTGGCAGAATGGAGCGTACTTGCCCGTGTGACTGATGTTGACCACCCACTTGACCCTACAGTCTTTAAACGTGGCCTTGAGTTAGTTGATCTTGGTAAAGTTGGAGCAACCTATCCAGCACAAGCGATTTTCGCGCTCGAGGATCCAAACCATACCGAAAAATTCAGCGAAGGTAAGCGCGTGATGGTCCAAGTTAACCAACCATTTACATATAATGGAGAAACACTCGACCAGCTCACAAGCCTTGAGCAAAACGGCAAACTTGCAGTTTGGAAATGGACCGAACCAAAAGAAAACGCACCTCAACCATCGGGAGAGCTTGAAACCCAACCCGTCCAGTAGGCTAGTTGTTAAATAGGGGGTGATGAAATTGGACCTATTAACACTGGTTGACAAATTGACTCCCGTTTTAGTCGTGATTATTCCAAGTTACTTTTCATTCAAAAGTACCAAAACCACAAAAGAAGCTGACAAACGTATCGAGGGCCTATCAAATAAGATAGATACCCTCGAGAAGTCAGTATCGAACGTGGAAGAGATCGGAAAAGATAACCAACGGAATTTAACGATTATCGGGAAAGGCTTACAACGACTTCAACGTTTTCGATTGCAGGAGAATTTGAAGAACGCGCTCAAGCGCGGACACACAAACCAGCACGAATTGGAAGAGCTGTCGAAATTATACGAGAGTTACGTTGAATTAGGCGGTAACGGCGCTATAAAAGTGCTTTTTGAGCGCTTTTTGGAATTAGAAATTAAAGAGGATAAATAACATGGATCAAATTACAAGCATTATTACATCATCAGCTATGAGCATTTTAGTAGTATTAACCGGGATTGTGGTTCAAGCGATTAAAAAATACTTACTTATGCGTGGTGGCAAGAAAGCGATTGAGATCGTTGAGATCTTGGCTAAAAACGCGGTCAACGCTACAGAGCAAGTTGCGGACAAGTTGGATATCCACGGGAAGGATAAACTGGAACACGCTAAAACTAGCTTGGTTGAGGGTCTTGAGTCTCAAAATATCCACTTGACGAATCAAGAGCTTAATACCTTTATCGAAGCAGCAGTTAAACGCGCTAACGAAGAATGGAAGAAATAGAGAGGTCGAACATGAGTGTACAACAATCTATCGTTAACGGTTTTATTAGTCGTCGCGGACTAATTACCTATTCAATGCTCGGAAGCCGTAACGGCGCAGACGGCACGGGCGACTGCTCGGGTATCGTGTCGCAAGTTTTAAAAGAAGCTGGTATTCCGATTCAAGGCTTGCCGTCAACTGTCACGCTTGGCCAGCAACTAGCAAACAATGGCTTTTATCGTATCAGCATTAACCAAAACTGGGACGCTAAACCGGCCGATATCATCTTGATGAGCTGGGGTGCTGATATGTCTACATCTGGCGGTGCTGGTGGCCACGTCGGAGCGATGATCGATGATACATACTTCATCTCTTGCGACTATTCAACGCAAGGCGCACCCGGACAAGCTATCAATACCTATCCTTGGAATGATTATTATGCCTGGAATAAACCGAACTATATCGAGGTTTGGCGATATGCTGACACAGCACCACAGACCAACAATCAAGCGAACACGGCCGTACAACCAAAAGACAAGGCCTTTTATCAAGCAAACGAGGTTAAATATATCCATGGTATCTGGCAAATCAAATGCGACTATCTCGCGCCCGTTGGGTTCGATTGGCTCGAGAACGGTATTCCGGTATCAATGGTAAACTGGGTTGATGAGAATGGAAACAACTTGCCAGACGGAGCTGATAAAGACTTTAAAGCTGGTATGTACTTTAGCTTTGAACTCGACGAAGCCCATATCGCAGATACGGGCAAAGGTGGCTACTATGGTGGCTATTACTGGCGTCTTTTTGAGTTCGGGCAATTCGGACCAGTTTGGCTGTCGTGCTGGGACAAAGACGATCTAGTCAATTATTATGAATGAGGGGTGATTGAATGAATCGCTCAAACTGTACCAATTTAAAGCAGTTTGAGGGCGGTCGAGTCGTTAAACAAGGCGATTCGGCTTCCCTTTTTGGTTTTGCATTATACGATGAGAGATGGACTCCGATTGACCTCGAGGGGCAGGAAGCTACAGTCCACTTTACCAGCAAAAAGGGCAAAGCGTCCTTTTCAACGACTGTCCAAGGCTCAAAGGTATTGTTTAAGATTCCAAAAGTGCTTCCCGTTGAAAGTTATCTTGTCGAGGTGGTGGCTGGTGGATATGTATTCCCAAGTGACCAGAGCGTCCGAGTTGACGTGGTTCAATCAGCGGACGAGTACACTAGCGAGCAAGTCCTTGAGCTTGTTAAAAATGATGTCAAAGAAGAGATCGATAAGTACATTGCAGCGCACCCGAACGGGCCTCAAGCAGAAGAATTACCAGACCTTACCACGCTATACAATCTAGCTAAAATTTAATAAGAGGAATAAAAAATGACTTTAAACACAGAAAAATTAACTCAATTCGCCCAAGCTGTCGGAGCTGATGTAAAAGAAATCAAAACCACGCTTGCAAACAAGGCTGATAAATCCGAGCTTGGACAAGCTGGGATCACTCAGCAGCAGTTAGACACGGCTATTCAAGGAGTAAAAACTGCTATTCTTGGTGAAGGTGTACCAGAAGAGCTGGATACGCTCAAAGAAATCGCTGAAAAGATCCAAGCTGGCGGAAGCTCAGACAGCGCGATCGTGTCCAAAATGACAGAGCTTGGCCAGAAATTTACTGATTTAGAAAACACTGACTTTGTACAGATTTATAACAGTGCCAAACAAGCCCTCTAAGGAGGTAACGAATGGATAAATTAAAAGAAGCGATCCAACAGATCGGCCGTGATGTTGGAAATTTACAGGACATCAAATTAGCAACTAGTGTTGCATATACTCTATTCCCAACATATTCCACGTTGCAAGATAAGATGACCACCAACATCAAAGAAAAGCACGTAGAACTTGGACTTGACGCTTTGATTGATACCAAGTTACAAAACGGCGGTGATCCGTTTGTCACACGCTCGAAATTGCCAACGATTGACACTACACAACTTGCAAGCAAGAATGATCTGGAAGAGTTGAAGCGCTCAGTCGGATCTGGTAGCGGTGCGAGTACGGAGCTAAAAGGCCAAGGCTTTCCGTACAATCTGAATGCTGACATCGGTACAATTTATACCGATACGACAGCAAAAAACGGAGCGGTTAAGTGGATCAAGAAAACTGCTGGAACTGGCTCTAACGCTTGGTCGGTCTTGTTTGGTGATGTCAAATTTAAACCAAGAAACATCAACTCAAATCAAACTAATGCATACGTGGAGTTCAGACGTGTAAATTCCACGGTAGAGGTCGGCTTCGGTGGTCTATCGTGGGGTTGGTTCGGGATCGTGAGACGAGGTGCGCCCAGCTACGTTCCCCAAGGGTCAGACCGTGAGCGTAACGTGGTGATCTTAAACGTTGGCGGTATACCCGTCGGTTTTCGTGCGACCAGCTCAAAACTTGGAATCATGACCAACGACAAAGGTAAGCGTCTTGGCACTTTTTATTTAGGTGGGCCGGGTGACGGAAACCAGCTACGCTTACAATTCGATGATCCCGTACCTACTGATAGAGATATCGGAGATTTGCGGTTTACTAATATGTCATATACCACAGATGACCCGTGGCCAGAGACTTTATAGGAACATAAACATATAAGACACACACCCTCCCTATTTGGGAGGGCTTTTTTTTGTGTTTATAACGGCAATTTTAAAGATTGTCTGTTATAACGGCAACAAAAAAAGCCCTCGGGCTCGTTCTCTCAATTGTGCGGGCAATGAATACAATTTTGAATACGACTTTTTTAAATCAATGAAAAATAACGAAAACGATAATTTTCTAAAATACGCGAATTTATAACTAATAGCAACGTATAGTGCAACGATAGAAACAAATTTGGGATTGTGGTAGAATAGAGTCAACAAAGAGTTATCCTCACCAACAGTGTGATCGATACTAGAAAAGAGGATTCTGATGAC